CGAAATGGGCGAAAAGAGTGAAGAAGAACTTTTCCAAGACCTAGACGCTATCGTTGATGAATTACAAGCCAAGTTCGACGAACTAAAAGGCGACGAAGGCGGTGAAGGTGACGAAATGGGCATGGGCGGCGATGACGAGATGAAAGATGCTCTAGAGCCAGAACTAGCCACAGTGCGCGAATATGTAGAAAAAGTTGCCCCAGCAAAGATGGGCGACAACGGTGCAAATGCTAAGTCCGTAGTTGCAGGTAAGAATGACATGGGCGGTACAACTGCTAACATTCTAAGCGGACGTAACGGTGCTGATGCTGGCACAGTTGGTGCAGGTAGCAAAATTAAAGGTTCTGCTCTAAACGATCAGAATCCAAAAGAAGATAATGCTGGTAATATCAATGTTCCGGGCGGCAAAGCAGGTAATGCTTTCAGCAAGAAAGAACCAGGTCATGGCGCAGAGAAAGCCGGTGCCAAAGAATCTGCAGATAACAAGCAAAGTCTTTTCCGTGGTCGTAGATAATAGGACACAATGGTGAAAAACTACCTATCAGAACATTTGAGTTTCGATCAGGCCAAGATTGTATTGGAGAGCGAAGAAGGACAGGGCGGCAATAAAACGCTGCACCTGAACGGTATCTGTATCCAAGGTGATATCAGAAATCAAAACCAACGTGTTTATTCTTCTCAAGAAATTGGCAGGGCTGTCAAAACGCTCAACGAACAGATCGCTGGTGGTTATTCAGTTCTAGGCGAAGTCGATCACCCGCAGGATTTAAAAATCAACTTAGATCGTGTTTCACACATGATTACTAAGATGTGGATGGATGGTCCTAACGGCTACGGAAAACTTAAAATCCTCCCGACACCTATGGGCAAGTTAATTGAGACTATGCTCACGTCGGGAGTTAAGTTGGGTGTAAGCAGTAGGGGTTCAGGCGAAGTTGACAACAGTGGCAATGTGCGTGATTTTGAAATCATTACAGTAGACGTTGTTGCACAGCCTTCCGCTCCTGGCGCTTATCCAACACCAATATATGAACACTTGATGAATCAAGCAGGTGGATATAAGGCATTAAGAATAGCACAAGAAGTTCAAGGCGATACAAAGGCACAGAAATACATAGCAGAGAGCCTGAAACGGATTATTTCAGGTCTCAACTAAAAAGGAGAATCACATGCTAGATTTCGTTAAACAGTTGTTTGAAAACAATGTGATTTCCGAGGAAATGAAATCGGAGATTGAATCTGCTTGGCAAGGTAAGATTCAAGAAAACCGCGATCAAGTTACTGCCGAACTACGTGAAGAATTTGCACAGAAATACGAGCACGACAAGACAGCAATGGTGGAAGCCGTTGAATCAATGTTAGCAGATCGTTTGCATTCAGAGTTATCTGAACTAGCAGAAGATCGTCAGGGCCTCATTGAAGCCCGTGCAAAATATGCCAAGAAAATGAAAGATGATTCAAAAGCAATGGAAGCATTTGTTTTGAATAATCTTAAAAAAGAACTTGCAGAACTACACGAAGATCGTAAGGCAGTTGCCGGCAATGTTACAAAATTAGAATCTTTTATCGTGGATGCACTAGCGAAAGAAATCGCAGAATTCCACACTGATAAGAAAGACCTAGCCGAGACTAAAGTACGTTTAGTACGTGAATCCAAGGCTAAGTTTGAACAGGTTAAGAAAGATTTTGTTGCACGTTCAGCAAAAATCATTGAAGAAACAGTCGCAAAAGGACTACGTTCTGAGATGACACAACTACGTGAAGACATTGAAGCAGCTCGTAAGAATGACTTCGGTCGCAGAATTTTTGAAAGTTTTGCCAGCGAATACGCTGCGTCTCATCTAAATGAGAAATCTGAAACTGTAAAACTTCTACAAGTTGTTAAGACTAGAGAAGCAGAATTAGAAGAAGCAGCAAAAGTTGTTGCAGAAACACAAAAACTAGTAGAAAGTCGTGAACAAGAAATCCGTGTTATGAAAGACATGGCTTCTCGCAAAGAAGTAATGAATGAATTGCTAGGTCCTTTAACAGGAGACAAGCGTTCAGTTATGAAAGAATTGCTAGAATCTGTTCAGACAGAAAAACTACGTGGCTCTTTCGACAAGTATCTACCAGCCGTAATGGATGGTGGCGTACCGGCGAAGAAAGCACTCACAGAGGCTAAAGAAATTACAGGCGATAAACAGGCACTATCAATCGGCGGAGAGGAAAAAACCGCTGAAATTTTTGACATCCGCAGGCTTGCGGGACTTAAAGTTTAAGGAGAACTATATGTCACAACTACTCGAGTCACGCTGGTCGGAAACCAAAGAGGCACTATTAGAAGGCCTACAAGGTACTAAGCGTTCAGTAATGGCAACTACTCTTGAGAATACCCGCAAGTATCTCGCAGAAAGTGCTACTGCTGGTGCTACATCCGCCGGTAACGTTGCAACCCTAAATCGTGTGATCCTTCCAGTGATCAGACGTGTAATGCCAACAGTCATTGCTAATGAACTAGTTGGTGTACAACCATTAACTGGCCCAGTTGGTCAGATCCACACTCTACGTGTTCGTTATGCTGATACATTCAGCGGCAGCACAGGTGGTTCTACCACAGCAGGTGAAGAGGCACTAAGCCCATTCAAAATTGCAGAAGGCTATTCTGGTGTTTCGCCAGGTAAAGCCGATGCTACTGCTGCTAAAGAAGGTGTCGCAGGTAACAAACTGAACATTCAAATCTTGAAGCAAACAGTTGAAGCCAAGACACGTAAATTGTCTGCACGTTGGACATTTGAAGCAGCACAAGATGCACAAGCACAACAAGGTATCGACATCGAAGCAGAAATCATGGCTGCTCTAGCACAAGAAATTACTGCTGAAATCGATCAAGAAGTCCTACGTAGCTTGGCAACTCTTGCAGGTACACAAAACCAGATCGCTTACGATCAGGCTACTGTATCTGGTACAGCAACATTCGTTGGTGACGAACACGCAGCATTAGCGGTTGCTATCAACCGTGTTGCTAACGTGATCGCTCAGCGTACACGTCGTGGTGCTGGTAACTATGCAGTTGTTAGCCCATTGGCATTGACAATTCTTCAAAGTGCTACAACTTCTGCGTTCGCAAGAACAACAGAAGGCACATTCGAAGCACCTACAAACACTAAGTTTGTTGGTACATTGAACAGCGCAATGAAGATCTATGTTAATACATACGCAGAGAACGATACAGTTCTAGTTGGTTACAAAGGTTCTAGCGAATCTGATGCAGCAGCATTCTATTGCCCATACATTCCATTGATGAGCAGTGGTGTTGTGTTAGATCCATCAACATTTGAGCCAGTAGTTAGTTTCATGACACGTTATGGATATGTTGAGTTAACAAACACAGCATCATCTCTAGGTAACGCGGCTGACTACCTAGGTACTGTAACTGTTGCTAACAGTTCATTCACCTAATCAAAGGTACAAACATTTTATAATGTTTCAAAAAGCCCCGCAAGGGGCTTTTTGTTTGGCTTAAATATCTACATGAAAATAGAAAGCGACAAAGATTTTCCAGAATTAAGAAAACAATTTAATCTGTGGAGAAAACGATTTCCTATGTTCACACATGATGTCTATGCTATAGAAAAAATCATAGAACAACACATCGTAAAATACAGCAATCATCTAGTCAACTATAGACAAACACATAGCAGATCTTATCTAGAACAAGCACAAAGAGAAATAGATGAGATAAACAGAGTCCTTGGCACAGTTGGCAAATTGGAACTAATGGCTATGCTCAGCCATTGATAAATAAAGTATCTAGTATGATTTATGCGGTACCCGCCGCGTAGACCTAGAACGTCATTCATAAGGAGAAACAAATGGGACGTCCATTACATAAAGATATATTCGGTACACCTGTAACAAGATCATTTACAAGAACAGGCGGTGCAGGAAATGAAAACGATCCAGTTTTAAATCAAGCAGGTATCGTAGTTGAAGGTTATTTTGGCGGTGTTCTTGCTACTGATTACCAACTTGTAAAACAACGCGGTAAAAGTACATACGTTGTTCTTAAAACGTCAACAGACGAAGTTAAAGAAGAAGAAAGCATTCCAGGTTCTATTACTGGAACAAATCTAAAAGTAGGTAAATTAGTATCCGGCACTCCGTCTACTAACGGTGAAATTAGAATTGTTGGATATACAAATCAAGGCCAAGCAGCCAACAACGGTGCTGTATCTATTGCTAAACTAACAAAACGTATTGCTACAGATTTTAGTGGAAATCGTTATAAGTGGTATTTAGAAAACGATTCTTCTACAGATTACATCGTATTAACAGCAGTCTAATAGGTAAACACAATGGGTCAGTTTTTACAAGTAAACGGCGATTATAATATTAAAACCGCAGAAGGCGGTAATATAAAATTCGATACTGGCCCAGGTGTTGGCGAAGTTCGTATCACTGGAGACCTAGTGGTTGAAGGTGATACTTTATATGTTGCAGTTGAAAATTTAAATGTAGACGATAACATAATTACACTTAATTATGGCGAAACTAATGCTGGAGTCACAGAAGGCACCAGCGGTCTTGAAGTTGACAGAGGCACGTTAGACAACGCTTATCTTCTATGGCAAGAATCTGATGATTCGTGGAATTTTAAAACAGGCGCAGGTTACGAACCTAGCAAATTAAGAGTTACTCAAGTATTGACCAGCAACGATACAGTTAATCCGTTGACTTCTAGAGCAGGGGATTTAACTCTAATAGGAACTGGCGGCGGCGTAGTTTCTGTTAAAGGCACAGTCAATTATGAGTCAAATGTTATCGACGATGACGATGTTCCAAACAAAAAATACGTTGATGATGCTATTCAAACTAATCCAACCTTTCAGGTTCTTAGAGGAAATACTCGTGTCTCAGCGTTTGATGCTGAAAATCCGTTAGATCCAGGATTGTTTCCTATCGGACCTTACGGAGTCCAGCCATCGCGTAGTCAAGTTTCTGTGGTAGTTGACAATTCTATTGTTGTTGAAGTTTTTAACAATCAGGTTAAATTTGGCGGACTTAATTTCTTTACTGAAGACCCTACTAACACTCTAAGACCGTTTAGTGCAGGCACAGTTATACAAACAGTAAACAGCGGATCAAATTTAAAATTAGAAACCAACGACACTGGTAGAGTAGAAATTACCTATGCTCTACAACTAGACAATCACGGACTAACACCCGGCGCTATATCTGATACCAGTATTTTATATGCCGGCAATGTTGGTTCCGGAACCACAGGAATATATTTTACTAACTCGTCTAAAAACGATGAGTTGGTTGGCAAAAATAGAGCCTTATTGTACAGTATGATATTTTAAGAGATAAAAATGATTAAGAGCACAAAATTAACTACCACAGGTGATACAGAAGTTTTTCGAGCAACTACCACAGGAGATAGTGGCGGAACTGGACAGACTTCAGCAGTTACTAGTATTATAATTTGCAATACTGGAACTCCGAATCTCACAGACGAAACTGCGAACAACTGTACATTAAGTATTAATCTTGTAAGGTTTGGCCAGGTAGCAAATGATACAAATACTATTGTTAAAAATCTCATAGTTCCTGCGGGCGAAACTGTGTTCTTTTCAGACGAAAAATTTATTTTAGATTCTAGAGATCAAATTTGGGCTGCGGCATCTGTTGGTAATTTATTAAGCGTAACTGTGAGTTCATTGGCAGTATGAGATTCCTTAAACAAAAAACTATTTCTAAATATAGTCCTAGTGATAACAGTTTTATCGCAGTGGATACTCGCCCCGAAGGTCATACCGCAGACGGCGGTAGAGCCATTATGGACCTTACTGGAGGTTTAAGATTACCCAAAGGTACTACTAGCCAACGACCAGAAATTACAGGTGCTGGAATTAGAACCCCAAACGGTGCTAATGGTTATATTAGATATAACACCACAACTAACAGTTTAGAAGCATACATCGATAACGTTTGGGAAGTAGTACGTGCTCCTGGAGCAACTAGTATTATCAAGCAAACCCTAGGACCGGGTAATGATGTGGAAACTACATTTGGCCCGTTAAGTCAAATACCTAGTTCAGAAAATAACATATTAGTGCTCGTAGAAAACGTTTTTCAAATTTCTGATACTAACTTTAATCTAGTA